GGGAGAGCTCGTCAGCTCTCCCCCTCATGTCCTCCGCGAGGAGGTATGTTGGGTAATCTCCGGTTCGTCAACCGGGGTCCTGGATTTCCAGGTCCATCTTTCCGTGGGTCTTGATAGACCCCTAGCCTTACGATAACCACGAAAGCTGCCGTCCCTAGACTTCGGTCGACGGGACGGCGGCTCACTGGTCATTTTTATAGGCTAGCTTCCCTCTAATGGGGAAGGAAGGTGTGAACTTCTTACGTCTCCAGAGGTCCTCTTTATGACTCGTCCCAACTTCACTACTAGTTTACCAGGCTTTCAACACTATGTGTCGAGTAGTTCTGGCCCTGCTGGCACCTGGACAACTGTCCCGGACAACAGGTTCTGTAGTGAGGCTATTGTGGGCGTGAGTCGGAGGAAGCCGGAAGGCTGGGTACCCCCCACGGGGTACTCCTTCAACCGTAAGAAGTACGTCAGGCAATACGGAGTATCTCACGTCAGTGTGGTTCAAACCAACTGGTCGAAGTACTCGGGCGACATCGGTGTGACGGGCCGTTTCAACGGTCTTAATCACTTTGATGGAGTCCTTGCCGAGGTAACCGCTAACACAGTCCTCCCGAGTAGCGCCGCCCTTGTGGCAGCGCGAAACAGGTTAAAGGCTATGAAGGTAGACCTTGGTGTGGCGTTTGCAGAACGCAAACAAACCACGCGTATGCTTGACGATACCATCAGACGTATTGTAAGATCTGTTCGCAACCTGCAACGCGGTAACTTCCGCAATGCAGCGCGCGCTCTCGGGATCGTCAAAGATCCTGGGAGGCCTCGGGGGTCCAACTGGACAAACCACTGGCTTCAGTTACAGTATGGCTGGAAACCTTTGCTCTCCGATGTATATGGGAGCTGCGACGCCTTAAGCAAGCGTGAGCTGAGTGACTGGAGAGTCACTGCAAAGGCCCAACGAAACGACACCGATACGTGGAAGGCCGGGACTACGCCGCAAGGTGTGTCTTATCCAACCTCCAATTTCGATGCGTGGAGCGGGGTAGCGAGGAGGCAGCGGGGCGTATTCGTACGCATCGATGCCATCCCTCAAAACGACCTAACAATGTCGTTGGCGTCCCTTGGAGTAACCAATCCACTTCTTGTGGCCTGGGAACTCATGCCTTACAGTTTTGTTGTCGACTGGGCTCTCCCGGTCGGCGCATGGCTGTCCAGTCTGGACGCACTACTCGGATACGGAAATGCGTGGACCTCTACCACAACGTACAACCGTACGGTGTGGGAAGATAGAGGTGTCTCGCGTGACTGGTCTAAGTATGCGTTCGTTCACAATGACTGGTTTGGCACCAAAGAGCTGTTAAAGATAGTACGATCCGCTTCAAGCGGTGTACCTCTACCAGCTTTTCCGAGTTTTAAAGATCCTCGGAGCTTGGGACATATGGCCAACGGTCTGAGCTTGCTAGCTCAGGTCTTCGGTCGTTAATGATGATTGTTCTTCAACCACCAAACTACGGAGCACTGAAATGCCCGCAATTGCTACATTGACCATTAATGATGGTCAGGCCGCTCCTGTCGCTCATACGTTCTCGCCCCAGTCTACGACTGGTCAGCGAGCTCAGTGGGCGGACAGAAGTCCCACGATTCCGGCCGGGTATCGCACCATCTCTCACGAGCTGGCCGACCCGAACGGGACCCGAACTGTTCACAAAATCACGATGGGGTTTATGACTCCTGTTGTGGCTACTGTGGATGGATCGGACACTGTTGTGCGGTACAACTCAGGGCAGATCGTCCTGAATGTTAATCCGCAGAGCACGCTCCAAGAACGGAAGGACCTTTTGGCCTATATGGCCAACACGTTGGCGAATGCCACCGTGAAGACTTCCGTGGAGAACCTTGAGCCGTTCTACTAAAGGGGTATCGTTGTGAAACGTCCCCTTTGGACTACAGGCATCGTCGTACTTCTCACTCTTTTGTTTGGGCAAAATGCTATTGAGCCCATCTTGAAAGTGATCGGTATTCTGACTGCGCCTCATGTCCCTGCGATGTAGTTCGACACAGGGAAGCTTCCGCTTACTGATTTGACATCAGCGAGTGTGGGCCTTCTCCCTCCTTACAAGGAGTCTAATATGCGACGTAAACGTCGTAACCGTGCTATACACCTCGGGTTCAGTGACAGTAAATTCCTTTCGCTCCTTGCCGACCTGACTGGCGTGTCGCCAGTCGGTGATTTCGGTAGGGAAACTCCTCTCGACTTTTCGAGTTTAGAGGCTGCGCGAGGCTCTGTACTGTTGCGGGAAATCTACTCAAAGTTCGATGACGGGAAACCGTCGGAGGCTAAGAGTCAAACCACGTGGGAACGTTTCCACGAGGCTGAGGCGCAGTGTCAGCGAACGAACCAGAGCTTCTACGAGATAGCGTGCAATGACCCTTACTGGGTTTGCGTACGCCGTAGATTGTGGGATGCTCTAGGTAAGTTCGACTGGGACGAGTGTGCGAAGTTCTTTGCATTTGGTCCGGGTGCTACCACTCGGCTCACTAGAAGCGAGAGCTTTGCGGCTTATAAATACTCGGGTATACCCGAGAGCACGTCAGGGAATGCTGGTCTTGCGACCTGCGCTATTCGCAGTGTCCCACTCTGGAATCAGAGTGTGCAGTTTTCTGCAGAGACGAAGGGTGTTACTGGCCTTGTGTCAGTCGTACCCGGCAACAGCATTATTGCCGTTCCGAAGAATTTTAAGACGGACCGTACTATCGCGAAAGAGCCTTGCATGAACATTTATGTTCAGAAAGGTATCGGACGGGTAATACGAAACCGGCTTAACCGGGTTGGAGTTGACTTGAACGATCAAACAAGGAACCAACGTGCTGCCCTTCAAGGCAGTATCGATGGAACGTTAGCTACCGTGGATCTCTCCATGGCAAGCGACACGTTATCCTATGAGGTTGTGAGTTGGCTTCTCCCTAACGATTGGTGGTTTGCACTTGAGCAGTGTAGGTCGCCTGTCGGGGTTCTTCCTTCTGGTACACAGGTAAAGTACCAGAAGTTCTCGTCGATGGGTAACGGTTACACATTCGAGCTGGAAAGCCTGATCTTTTGGGCTATCTCTCAGCAGGTGTGTAGACCGAATATCAACGAGACGGATTCGTCTGTTTGTGTCTATGGGGATGATTTGGTTGTCCCCACGGAACGCTATGACCAACTAGTTGAGCGCCTATCTCAGGCTGGGTTTACACCCAACATGAAGAAGAGCTTTTCAAGCGGGCCATACCGGGAAAGTTGTGGTAAACACTACTTCTCTGGTGCAGACGTTACGCCATTCTACGTCAGGAAACCGGTGCTCGAACTCGATCGCCTGTTTCTCATCCATAACAACGTTTATCGTTGGGGTGAGCGGACAGGAGTTGATGTCTCGGGTCTGTGCGAGCAATTGCGCAGACTTGCACCGTCGAACTGGCGTGATCCCAGACTTCCGGACGGCTACGGCGATGGGGCCTTTGTGGCACCTGTCGATCGTTTACGTCTGGATTCCCACCCACATGGATGGGAGTTTTGGCAGGTTAAAGCTCTAACTCGTTCCTCAGTGGAGCTAGAAGGAGAACTGCCAGAGGGTCAGCTGATTGCAAGCTTGAAGGCTTCATCAGCAAGTCGTCCAACCGTAAGAGCGAACGTCTTCCTCCGTCTCCGGCAACCTCGGCCCACAAGGCTTTGGTCGTCGATAGATAGTGAGGACTACAAACTGCTCGTTAGCAGTTATGTAGAGCGTGACGTTCCCGGCGAGACGATTAGTGGGCTACCCGCGAGGGTAGGGCGGTTCCAAGAGAAAATAATCTTGGTTCCACGGCATCCCCAGACCGCGTAAGCGGTCTGTTTGGTGGATTTCCACCTGGGCGGTAGAGGTCTTCTCTACTAAGGGGTTTAGC